AAAAAGCCTCAAAAGCCTCAAATCATTATAATACGTTTCTATAAAGGGCTAATGAACTCATAAAGGGCTAAAGGGCTATCTAATTATTATGATTAGTAACTATAATTAAGAACGTACGCAAACTAATACCATGAACGTAATACCTCGCTTGAAAGTACGGGAATGTAAAATAATCTTACAACTAACGTAATATGTCATTACATACGTAATACCTCTCTTGAAAGTGAGGGAATGTAAAGTATATTATTAAATAAAAAAAATGGTTTTGGGAATGTGAAATGGAATAGTTTCGTCTTGAAATGCTATTGACATAACAGGCTAAAGATATACTGTGTTGAATTGCTTGCAGTTAGAGTGTATAGCAACGTCGCATAATTAACGAAGTGTTAACTCACCACATTTTCAAGCTCTTATTTTTTATTATACACCCATGCACACGCATTAATTTTATTTAATTATATATACACGCATGAAGGCAGGGTATAGGGGACGCACCCCCCTGGGGGTATATATATATTACGCCCTTAAAGAAATCTCTTATCTCTCACTACACACACTCTTGATACAGTTGTTTCTCTTTCCACACACATACTCTTGATTGGTTACTTTCTTCATACTCTGGTTTTACATCTTTTTTCACACCTAGTTTTTGGTAGATATTGCTTGTTAGTTGCGCACTACCAAAAAAAACTTCATTTTTTTTATTTTTTTTAGCATTGATTTGCAAGTAGTTACGTTTTTTCGTGAAAAATAATTTGCGAAATAAATTTCTCAGGTGTGCGTTTTTCGGAAAATGCCTATTGCATTGCAGACACTTACGATCAAAAGTGAGACACTTAGAATGTTGTATTGGAATGATTTAGGCCCTAAAAGTGCAACACTTTTTACTTAATATGGAGGCTTAGTTAATTTAAGGAGGGGTGTAGATTATGGGTAAGGCGGCTGATTTTGGGAAGGTGCAAGCGGACGCACAGGAGTATGCGAACAAGCACAGTGTAACGCCAGCTGATTTGTTACAGACGACTATTTTGTATTGCAATGACGTTATGAAGAGTGCGCACCGTGATTTATTAGCTGGTGTCATGGTGAGTAAGAAGGACGTACGGTACACGGTAGTGGATCATTTAAGTGCTGAGGCTGCCAAGGTATTAGCTTCTAAGGTACGGAGTGGTCGGGACGAGGTAGTGAACGAGTGGTTAGAGTACAAGAACAAGAAGGGAGTGGTGGATGGGGAAGTTAGTTAACTTATTGTTTACTGACGAGTTACGGTTTATTGAGGGATATTTAAAGATCCGTGGTACAGACGGTAAGATCATGCCCTTGGTATTGAATCCTATCCAGCGTAAGGTCTACGACAAGATAGTTGAGTTGAGGAAGGCCAAGAAGCCCATACGGTTAATTATATTAAAGGCACGCCGTGAGGGGTTAAGTACGTTAATCCAAGCAGTTATGTTCTGCCAATGGTTACGCAGTATTGCAGAGGGGAAGGTAGTACATGAGGTTTTGGTAGCGCACAAGCAGGACAGTGTAGGTTATTTGTACAATATGGCGAAGCGTTATTTTGATTTATTACCTGAGAGTATCCGGCCTAAGTTAAAGTATTCGAGTAGGAAAGAGCTTGTAATGGACGGGTTGGGGAGCAGTATCTTTGTTGCTTCAGCTGAAGGTAGTGGAGTAGGGGTAGCCGGTGGGTTTAGTATGCTGCACCTATCTGAGTTTGCACGGTATCAGGATGCGGAAGGGTTCATGAACGGGATTATGCCGACTATTCCTGACAACGATCCTGAGAGTATGGTGGTGTTAGAGAGTACTGCCTGGGGCAGTGGGAACCTGTTTCACAAGTATTGGTTACAGAGTCGTGAGAAAGAGGCGAGTGGTACGGGATACTACACACCGTTATTTTTCGCTTGGCACGACCATCCTGTGTACAAACGTAAGTTACCTAAGAAAGGGATTTATTTGAGTAAAGACGAACGTGTTATGAAGGAGCGCTACTCTTTAAGTGACGAGCAGATTTACTGGTACAGGCGGACGTTAAAGGACAAGTTTGGCGGTGATGAAGTAGCTATGCACGAGAATTTCCCGTCAAATCCTGAAGAGGCGTTCATCGAAAGTGGCCGTCCTGTATTCCATACCGCTACCTTAAACGATGTGTTTACTAAGTGTCCTGAAGAGCCTAAAGACCGTGGTAGTTTGGTTGATACGGGTGAGTTTATTGAGTTTAGGAGTGATTCACACGGGGACCTACAGATCTGGCGGTTTCCTGAAGAGGGTAGAAGGTATGTTATCGGGGTAGATTCAGCTGAATGTGCTACCGCCAAGAGTGATTTTTGTGCTGCTACTGTCTTAGATTTGGACAGTTTTGAGCAGGTAGCTGTTATTCACGGACGGTATCCACCGGAAGAGTATGTGTACTCGATATTTCATTTAGGGAGTTTTTACAATAATGCGTTACTGGCACCTGAGAGGAACAGTAGCGGAATAATCATAGCAGAAGAGTTGTTGTACCGGTTGCATTATCCGAACCTGTATATGAGCGAGCGTTACGATGGTATCCAGCGGATAGTTACGCAGAAGATCGGCTGGGAAATGACGAGCATAACCAAGAGTGAAATGATCGTTTCAACGAATACGGCTTTACGGGAGCGGAGGTTGAAGGTAAACCACCGTGAAACGGTCAAGCAAATGCTCATGTATCGTTATGACGAGAGGGGTCGGGCAGGGGCACCTATCGGGGAGAAAGACGATCTAGTCGTGAGTGTATGTATAGCGTGCGTAATCGGCAAGCGTATCCCAGTTAGGCGAAGCCCGTACAGGAACAAGAAGTTCGGGACTGGCAGGAGTTACAAAGAGCGGCTTGAACGTAGGAGAAAGAACCTCACGCCTATGGAGAGAGCTGGAGTGAGGGCAGGATAATATGCCGCATAGCGCACATAAATCTTTGGTTAAAGCTGCACGGAAAAAGGGATTAAAAGGAGATCGTGCAAAGGCATTTGTATTCGGGACTTTACGGAAGATAGAGGATCTAAAGAAACCAAGCATAAGCGATATTTTAGGGGTTAAGAAGAAAACCAGGAGGTAGTTTATGGCAGTAAGAATAGCTAATCGAAACATATACGAGCAAGGGCGACAAGAACAGATACGGCGGTTACAGGGTGGCGGTGACGTAGGTACTTTAAGATTCACTCCTGGTAACGAGACAGTTACTCCTTTTATTACTACTACGCCAACAAATACTACTCCTACTACAGGTTTTAAGGTTCCTGGGGTTAGCTATACTACTGATGCTGAAGGGAACCTGATTCCACAGCTTCAATTTGGTAATCGGTTTATAAACGTTGCTGATTTTCAAAAGGCTATATGGAAGAATGTGTTTCCACCGTATTCTTCGTCTAGCAATCCTTACGGCTATAGCAACCCTTACAGAACTAGTCCTTACCAACGATATTCAATCCCTTGGTCGTCATTATATGGCGGTGGATATACCTCACCGTATGGTGGAGGCACTACTACTAGCGGCAGACAACCTAGTACAGCTGAGTTACAGCAAGGAACTCAAGGCCAACGTGCTGGTGGCGGTATATATTCATCCTTCGGCCCGATTTGGCGTAGTGCGTTAGCGAAACTATATCAAGGTAATCCAATGCAGTTATGGGGACGTTTATATAATGCACGGCAACAGGATCCGTATATGTTCACTCAATATCCCAGTAGCGGTTATCGGTATGGGTCAAGTAATCCGTATGGTAGTTATGCCAGCCCGTATGGTGGTGGAAGCAGCCCGTATGGTGGCGGTAATTTGGGGCCTAATCCTGGAAATACTTCTTTAGATATTCGTAATAACATTATGGCTTTAAATAGAGGTGGATACGGTGGTGGATACAGTACTCCGCTTGGGTGGAAAATACCAGGATATCTTTAGGGGATTCTAATGCACTTTACAGTCGTACCAAACGGTGATGGTAAATACGCAATCATGAATGAGTTTGGTCAGCGTATGAGGGTGTTTGATACGGTGAATGAAGCTTATACAAACTTAAAAAAATTCAATGCCAGGCAATACATGGAGGATAAAGGTTCCGCACAACCCCAAGGAGTAGTGGATAATGACAAAACCGATTTATTCTAAGTTAGACAAAGAAGATTTAATGGATATTGCTCGTAAAGTATGGAGTGCGAACGAGATTGCCCTGACTAGTGCCAGCCGTAAAGAGTTAGAAGACGATATTAAAGACAACCGTGAGAAGGTTTATGACAAAGATTTAGGGAATGTAACGTTTCCTTATCCCAATGCTTCCAATCTCAATATCCCTACCTCAATGACAGATGTGCGTGCTTATGTGGCAAGGTTTACCAACATAATCGTTGCTTCAACTCCCCTGGTTGTGATTGATAGCGACCAACTAGATTATGAGTTTAAGAACAAGTTAGAGAAACAATTCACAAAGCTGGCGCATACTAAGTTGGATATCCCCAATTTCCTTTCGGACTATTTTCACACATACCTGATTGACGGGATAGTGGGAATTAGAGTGGTTAAGGAGAAGGGATACAGGCCAGTTAAAGAATACCGTACATACACCGAATGGGTTATGGACGAAGAATATACAGAGAAGTACCAGAAGATAATTAACGAACAGTACACGGAAGAAGACATAGCTGGGTTTACCGCTGATACCGAGATAGGGTTAACGTTCCACAAGATTAACGAGGGTACGAGCGTAAAGTATTTAACTTTAGATGAAATTATCTTCCCTGAAGATACAGAAGAGCGTGAACAAGAAAAGGCAGAATTTATTACTTATCGTAAATTTATGAGTTTAGATGATGTTAAACGTGCTGTTAAAGCTGAATATTACGATAAAGATGCTTATGAGAAAGTTGAACTTCACTATAACAAGGGTGGTTACGTTAAAGACGATTTTGCGATTGAGCAAAATAGATTAACCACACTTGATACCTCCAACGTGGGGGATATATCTAAACAACGGGCAAAACTAGAGGTTTGGGAATGTTACTGTTACTACGATATTAACAATGACGGATTTGATGAGTTGTGTATCGTTGAAATTGACCGTCGTACAAAGACAGTGTTTCGGTGTCAGGAGTTTTCGGATATTGAACGCCCAATTCAAATCCATTCTTTTGACACTGAAACTAAACTTTTAGTTAATACCCGTAGTTATGTGCATTATATAACTTCAATACACGATGCAGTAAATAGTTTTGTTAATGGCAGGATTAATAATATTACTCTTCAGAACGGTATGATGGGTACGTTCAGGGAAGGTAGTGGGTTTGATCCTGACGAACAGGTACTTGCTCCTGGTGTAATGATACCTCGCCAGGGAGAAAACGATATTACCCTGCTTAAACCGCCTGAGATGAGCCAAAGCTCAGTAGCTCAGGAACAAATGCTCAATGCCTATCGACAATCTTTCTCGGGACTTCTAGACCAAACCATGCCTAGTCAGAGCAATGTCCTCAAACACCGAACCTATCGTGGTATAGCAACGGTTATCGGGCAGGGTAATTTAATTATTCAGTACATGCTAGAAACACTTAAACCGAAACTGAACCAGATATTTAATCTCCTCTTTAAGTACGCTCTTGATGCCGGTGGGCTCAGAGTAGACGTTAATATAAATATTCTTAATGCCGCTAGGGAAATGAAACAGCAGGCTGTACAGGCAATGCTAGGTACGTTCCTGGCGTTCCCTGAAGTACAGCAGAATTACCAAGGTCGCAGACACCTAGCGAAGATGTTTTGGGAAACGTTTGGATTACCTGGATTTGACATTGTGTTTCCTGCACAACAACAACAATCGCCTGGGGCACAACCGCCTGATTTAGGGATGATAAACAATCCTGAAGCTGCACTACAACCTAGAGCCGGTGGCGAATCACCAATACCGAGCCAGCAACAGGCAAGGAGATCGTTTCAAACACCTTCACCACTACCAAGATAGGAGGGTAAATGTTTCACAAATATTCAGATAGGTTCTTGGAATACCTACAAGGAAAACTAACTAAAACCAAGAAGGACAAGTTACCGCCAGAACAAAGACTAAGAGAGATCCAAAAAGAGTTCGCTGCATTATTGAGATTAGGGAAACACGCTGATTGGGAGGTATACGAAGACATTCTGATACGAGGTTATTTGCAAGCATGGAGTGAATTTGCGTACCAGCCTAGTTGGGGTGACTATCTTAAATTGCAATCGAAAGTAGAAACATACGAACACATACTGAAGACGTTTGATAGAGCAGGAGAAAAACTACAAAAACTGGAGGGGAAGCATGGACGAAACAAAGAAAGAGACCTTGAAGACGAAATTATCTGAAAAGGAGAAAGCAGCCCGTGCTGAAATGGCGGATAAAATGGTTCACCTGTGGGAAACAGGGTTTACGGGAAATATAACTATCAACTGTAAACACGGAGTACCCATGAACTATAACGTTAACTATACGGGCTATCAACGCAGACCATTAACAAAAGAGATTGAAGACTTAAAAAAACAACTAAATCAGAGTTACAAGGAGGATTAAATGAGTCCTGAAGCGATAGAAAAACAAAACGTGAAAGAAGAGCCACTTGAAGTGGATGTTTTTGATGAAGGGGCTAAACTACCAGATCCAGCCCAAGAAGAAGAGAAACCGAAATCCCCTGAACCAGAAATAGACGATTTGGATTCTGTAGGCGATTTAAACGATTTGTTTCCAGAAGATATGGCGGAGGAGAAGAAAGAAGAAGTACCTCTACCGCCAAAACCGGAAGAGCCGAAAGAAGAGGAACCAGAAGAGGAGTTACCGCCAGAACCGGAGAAGGAACAGCCGCCAGCGCAACCGCCACAACAGCAGTTGAGCATGGATGAGGCGAATAAGAAGTTCCTTAACGATCTGGCAAATAATCCGCTTCAGACAATACAGCAGGCGGTTGATTACATGATGTACCAACGCCGTAACGAGCTTACTGCTGAGGTTATGAAGGAAATGCGTAAAGCGTCTAATGTGCGTAATTATGAAGCGGCACGGATACGCAAAGAGTTTTCTGATAAACACACAGATTTTAAAACACTCAAAAAAGACATGGCTGAGTTATGGGACAACATGAGTGCTAATGACCGATCTAATTTTGACATGAACAGTAGAGCTGGCTTTGAAGCTTTGTATTGGAGAGCAAAAGCAGAGAAATCTAAGAAGACTGTACCAACAGCGAAACTCGCTAGTAGCCCTTCAGGTAGTGCTGCTAGTACGAAGACGAAAACACTAACACAAAGGCAGAGGGATTTGGCTCGTAAAGCCAACATGACTGAGGAAGAATACATGAGGTTAATGTAGGAGGGGATTTATGGCAGACGAACAGGTAGAAGTAAAAATTGAACAAATAGAAGACCACTGGGAAGACCAGTCAAAGGTTATTGGAGATCCAGACAAATACTACGAATGGGCTCTGGAGAATGACAAGACCGCTATGGCAGGGGTCATAAAGAAAGGGTTTCAGAAAACTACTGACCCTAAAGTAAGAGCACCGTACGGAAAACGAAGAGAAGACGGTACGATAGTAAGACAGCAGTATTATGAAACTTTGGTGTTGATTGAGATGCCGAAGAAAATGAGGGCCGCTATAGAACAAAAAAAGGCCGAGTTAGCTGAGAAACGGAATCTAACACCAGTACCCGAGGCGAGAGGGGTCAAACAAACGATCCGCAAAGTAAGGAAACAGAAAAAGGCCAAGTAAGGGAGGATTATAATGCCAGACAGACCAAATGGTTTTAGTCTTATGGAGAACGAGAAGTATACGATTAAACGCTTTGAGGTTCAGGGCGATGAAGCACTTACAGTCGCTCCTGGCGATTGCGTTGACCAGGATGGGGACGGTTACGTTGCCCGTGCTGCTGCTAATGCCGGTGTGACCGTAGTTGGCGTTGTAACGAATTGTTATAACTCTAGCATGGTAGCGCAGAAGTCTTTAGCTGCTAGTACAGCAGGATTTGTTGATGTAGCGCTTGCATTACCTGGAACACGGTTTATTGTTCAGGGTAACGGTACAGATGCGTTGGCAAATATTGGTGCTACAGCCAATCATGTTGATGGTGCTGCTGATACATTTAGGGGTAGATCCATTCAGGAACTTAACAGCAGTGACTATGGTTCAGGATTACAACTGCGTGTATTAGGCAGAGTAGATGCTGTTGATAATGCGTGGGGAAGTAACACTGACATGGTTGTTGTATTTAACGAATCTATCTTCGCTGGCGATCAAGCGAGTGTCTAAGTAAAGGAGGAATGACTCATGGCTATAACACTAACGACCATTGCGGATGAGCTTAGTCCGATCGTCAAGCGTGGTTATGCAGAAGGAGCAAAGGCTTACAGCCCAGTTTATGACAAGTTTATGAATGTGGAGAGTTCCGCAGATTATTATTGGGAAGAACTGGAAGCTGGCGGCATAGGGTATTTACAGCAGATTGGTGAACTTGAAGACGTACCGACCGCTGATTTCACATACGGTAGCACGAAACAGTATGTGGCAACTGGCAGAGGGTTGTCTATCGTAGTTGGCCGGCAAACCTGGAAATACCAGAGATTGGGAATTGTTTCCCAAAGTTCCAAAATGCTGGGTATGGCAGTTAAGAAGACTGTTGATGAAGATTGCACAGCATTGTTCAACGATGGAGATGATACTTATACCACTCCAGACGGATTGTTCATTTTTGATACCGCACATATTAACCTCTATGGCGGTACTTACGATAACATTCCTGGTGCGGCAAGTGCATTGAGTATTAGTGCGGTTAATAACGCATACTATCTGATGAGCACAACTCTGAGACATGATGTTGCTCCTGGTGGAAACCAGCCGAAATATATCATGTTTCATCCTAACAAGGCGTCAGTAGTACATGCGATTCTTAAAAGCGCACAGATCCCTGGTTCCGCTAACAACGACAGCAACTTCATGTTCAACAGATTGATTCCGATTGAGAACAATCTTCTGAATAACATTAACAGTTGGTATTTGCTGAGTGACAAAGCGGATCACAGGATGAAACTTGTATGGTTTATGAAACCTAAAATGAGCCGGTGGACACAAGATAGTAATAAGTCTATCCACTTTGATGTGGTGACGGATTATGATCGTGGTGCTACCAGTGGCTTGGGCCTATGGGGCGAATACGCAGCTGCCTAACGATAGAGATATCAAGGAGGGATAAGGTATGAAAAAAGTTCTATTTATCGCATTCCTTATTTCTGTCTTAGGAGTAGGGTTTGTGTTGTACGCCGCAATAGGCGATAGATTCACCATAACGGATGAAGGCGGTGCTGATGATGTGTTTCGGGTAAACAGTAGTGGCGTGGTTGTGCTAGACAACGGTGAGAGCATTGATAACTCTACCGATGGCACGATTTCGTTTACTGATGGCACGAACACATTATGGTCAATCGTTGATACTGGCACTACAGGTGATTTGTCGGGGATTCGTAAAGTTATCTTTGATAACGGAGAAGAGATCGAGAACATTACTGATGGTGATCTAGCGTTCACAGACGGCACCAACGATTTGATGATTCTCCGTGATACTGGCACTTCAGCTGATTTGGTTGGACTCAGTATTGTTGAGATGATTAATGGTGAAACGATGGAGAATGACGTAGATGGTCAGATTAATTTCACTGATGGCACGAATACTTTAATGCAGATTATTGATGGCGGTACGAGCGGTTCGATTAACGTTACCGGTATTGATAATGGTGACGCCAACATTGCTAATGTAGGTCAGATTGCTCTCGATTCACTTGATGCTGATGGTTCAGACATTTCCATTGGTGATGGTGATGAAACCTTAACAGTTAATTCATCTGATTGGGATATTGACCCTTCTGGTATTGTTACCGGGGTAGGTGATATTACTTCAGATGGAGTGATTCAGGGAGCTGGTTTCAGGATGACTGGTGGTGAAGCAATTACCGCAAGTACAATTTTAGTTAGTTCTGATAGTGGTAATTTGTTTGCGGTTACTGCAAATGGAGTAACAATGACGTTGCCTGAAGGAGTTACAGCCGGCAATGTTTACACTATTGTTGCTTTTACTAGCAGCCAAGTGAACATTGATCCTACCGGGACAGACACGATTATCTATTCTCCTAGCGGCAATTCTTTAGCCGGTGGAGATAGATTGCTGAGTGCTGCTAGCGCTACAGGGACTTCAGTAACTTTGGCTTGTGACGGTAATGGTGGCTGGTTTGTAACAGCGATTAATGGTACTTGGACAGACAACGACTAAAACTGATTTTGTGAGAGAGTTAAACGGGGGAGGGGTGAAATAATGCCTCTCCCCCAAGGATGGTGGATAATGAAAAAGAATACCACATGGTTAGTAATATCGGTCTTTCTCATAGCGTTTTTTGGGTATATGTACCCGAAATTCTTTCAAATACGAGCAGCTAAAGAGGTATGGATACTGTTTGTGTTCTTCATGGTAGCAGCTTGCTGGATAAAGAACTGGTGGTTGAGATTGTTCTTCTTGGCTTGTACGGTTACAGCATTCATACACCATACAGCCCCAGTATACTTCAGCTTTTTTAAAGTAGCTTGCGGTATGGGGATATTATGCTTGCTTGTTCAATCTTTGAACAATAAACGATTATCACCGATTTTGAACATGCTTTGTGTGATTGCGTTATTAAATGCGTTGTATGCTTGGGGTCAGTTCTTTGACTTTGACCCGATATACCACCCGTACAAGAACAATACGGATAACCTGACATTCACACGCAAGATAGTAGTGGGGTTCATGCACAATCCTAATCACCTGTCAGCACTCATAGGGATATGTTTACCGTGTTTTTTCAGGCGTAAATGGTGGGTATTAATACCGGTGGTTCTTTCAGCCCTGTTCCTAAAGAACTGGACAGTGTGCCATACCAGAGGGGGAATGTTACTTGCAGCGTTTACACTTGCTTATTTCCTGTTCTTTTATTTGGATAGTTTCAAAGAGATAGATACGTTCTGGTTACTATTGTTTTTTGTTATCTTGGGGATGAATATTGTTTATGTGTTGTACAGGTGGAAAGGAGCGCAGGGCAGGTTGGTTTGGTGGGAGAAAATAGTAAAGAATATGAGTCAGGCAGCTTGGTTTAAGGGTTATGGATTAGGGAATTTTAAGGTTTTGAGGCCGGTAGGCAACAGGGTTTTAGAAGCGCATAACGAATATTTTCAAATACTTTATGAATCAGGAATGTTTAGCTTATTAGCTGTGATAGGGTATATCGCAGATTCTATATATAAATTTATTAAGATGAAGAAGACACAAGAAACACTAATAATATTTTGTGTTCTTTGCTGTGTAGCAATTAACTGTTTAACTAATTTCACGTTTCATATGCCACACCTGATGATAATTGCGCTCTTAGCGATAGCAATGTGGGAAGTGGTTAAAAAGGAGGTAGCAAATGGCTAGAGTTGGTGGAAATATTACGATATTTAGTGCGGAGTTGGTTAATGGTACTGGGGCGGTAAGAAGCGATTCAATCGATATTGGTTCTCATGGAACTAATTTCGGGATTGCGATTGTGGCTACTTCTGTTCTGGGAACCCCTGACCTGCTGGTGCAGTATGAGCAGAGTTTCACAAGACCCACAACTGAAGGTTCAGCGGATACAAACTACGTTATTCCTGACGGTGCACCGGATATTGTAACTAACCTTACCCAGGAAACATATTTCATTACCAGTGTTAGTGCTGTGCCGATGAACTATATCCGTATACTTATCACCGGACAGGCAGGAAATCAAACGGATACTTTAGTCACCGCTTACTTTTACAGAATGGAAGATGCGTAAAAAGGAGGAATCATGGGATGGGAAGGCGAAGATACTGTTTATACGACTGTACTAAAGGGGAAACCTAATCCTTCTACAATAGCGAAGTACAACGCTGAATTAGGGAAGATCAAAGCTGATATTCTTTCGTTAGGTAAAAAGAAGGAAGCATTGATTGCGGCACTTGAACAGAACAAGGCTGAAGCGGCAGATGATATTACTGCTGCTAAAGCTGAGAAGATTAAAGCTATTAGTGAGATGAATAAGATCAAAGCTGAACTCAAAAAAAAGGAGCAGGTTAAAGAGGAAATGGAAGCTGAACTCAATCAAGCACAAGCTGATGCAGATACCAGATTGGTGGATTTGCGTAAACGTGAAGCTAGTTTGAAGAAACTGGATCAATCGTTGCAGAACAAGGCAACCGGTATCAGGGAAGCAGAAGCGAAAGCAAAGGCTACTCAGATAGCGATACAGAAAGAACTCAAGGAACTAGCGGTAGCCAGAGCCAGGGATGAAGAAACCTTGGATGAACTAGACGAACGCAGAGCGTTAGTAAGGGATATGGAAGCTACCCTGACAGAATCAGCCAATGCGATTAACGAAAGGGAAGATTTACTTAAAGCCGATAGGCTCTTAGTGGAGCAGCAGATTAGTATTTACGAACGGAAAGATAAGGCATTAAAGAAACAAGAAGCTGAAGTAAACATGAAAAATGTTCAGGCAGAGAAATTGATTGCTAACAGCAAGACTACTTTGGAGAAAGGTAAAGAGTTAATGGAGCAGATGAAGGATAAAGAGCGTATGTTAGCGAGTAAACAACAAGCATTGAATTTACAGGCAAAAGATTTAAGAGAGTATAGTAAAACCCTTGATGCAAGGGAGAGGGCGTTAAAGAATGGATGAGCATGTAAGGCAACTAGCAAATCTTCTTGGAGTATTGATTAATCCTGCTACGGAAGAGAAGCAGGATGATAGTATTGCCAATCAGACAGACGGTACGCAAAAGACCCAGATTACTGATGGGGTGAATGACGTTGAAGTAGAAACCTTAACGGATAGCACACATGACCTTGACGGTAAGAAAGGGATAGTAACGGCAAGTGCTATTTACGGTCGTCGTGATGATGATGATGCCAGACCAATAGAGATGGATGCCGCTACTCACGCTATTGAAACGATTGAATATGAACACCATGAAATACATAGCGGTAATGCTTTTGTAGTATGTTTTGAGAACCAATGTACAAATACTGGTGAACAATCTGTTGTTGCGTTCAATACTCCTGACACAACAAAATGGATTCACATAGTGGCTACTGGATTTTGCACTTCTTTAACCAGACTTGAGATATTAGAAAATCCTACTATTGATAATGATGAGGGAACGCAAATAACGCCCTATAATAGAGACAGGAATAGCAATACTTTAAGTGAAGTTACTTCTGTTCAAGCCGCTCCTGTATCTAATAATGTTACTACGTTTAATGAAGCACAAGCGGCTGGTGCTAATATAACCGGGACAGTAATAGCTTCAGTTATTATAGGCTCTTCTGGCGGTTTTTTGGGTATAGGTCAGGCTGGAGGAGCGGCATCAGGGAGATATGAGTTTCTATTAGAACAAAATCAGCAATATGCGTTTAGAGCCACTAGTTTAGACAATAACGATAATTACCATGTAATAGAATTGAATTGGTATGAACATACGAACAAGAGTTAATTAAGGAGGGTTAGATGAAGAAGGTTTTGGCTATCGTAACGGGGATTGTACTAATCAGTGGTTCTGCTTTCTGTTGGGAAGCTGGATGGGAGCAGGCGAAACGTTTCAACTACCTTAAAGTAGGCGGTGGGTACGGACAGACCGGCTGCGACATTGACGGGGATGGCGGTATTCAGACAGATAATGGCGTTACTGCTGACAGTGTTGAAATTGGTGGTGGATATGGAGACACTGGTATTAGCCTCACCAGAGAAGGTGATGTAAGTTTGAATGGCGATCTCGTTGTTGATGGTACGACCACAATCTCCTTAGCCCAAAACTTAGAAGCGGCTTTAACCGTTGATGTAGATGCTGATGAAGCATTACTTATTCGTCAGAACGGTGATGCTGGTGACATATTGATTGTTGACACAAATAACAGTATCGTAAATATTCCAGATGATGTACTTCTCGCATGTGGCGATAGTGACGATAGTAGTTTTGCGTTTAATACAGCACAGACGGTAGATTCGCTGTTTTTAACGTTAGCCACTGCTAGTAGACATTTAACAATTTGTGAAGCAGGGGATCAGAGTACAAATTTCGCACATACACAATCTACAAATCCGACTTTATTTATCCAATCATCAGATCAGGCGACTGTAGCAGATTGGCTTGCTTTTACTCACAATCAAACTAATGGTGTAATTACAACAGGCGCAGGTGACATTACGTTTGACCCTAATGGGGGGGTAGTAACATTGTCCGGGATAACTGATAGTTTTAAATCAAATATACTTCAGACTGTTTCCGCTGGTGCTCTTTCTGTAGAGGGTAATGTAGCGGATGGCGGTGGAGTGGCTGGAGTACAAATTGGAAATGAAACTAGTTTAACAACAGCAGGTGATAAGATATTGAGTTTATATCCTGATGGGCTTACAACAGAGGTTGCATATTTTGATTATTTAGGTGGATTGATTATAGCTCAAGGAGCTGGTACTGGTACACCAATAGCATTTAGCGTTACAGGAGGCGCACATACGGCTTTAACAGCGGCTACAGAAGTAACTGGAGTTACTTTTGATTTTTCCGCTAATAAGACATGGGCGTCTGGTGCTGGGCCGTTAGCCACGCAACGTGAAATAGAGTTCTTACGTCCAACCTACATTGGTGATGCAGGTGGTGCATTAACGATAACAGATGCGGCTACGGTTTATATTGATAACGCTCCGGCAGCTGGTGCTAATATGACGCTTACTAACGCTTATGCTATGTGGGTAGATGATGGCAGTTGTCGTTTTGATGGTAATGTTCTAGTTGACGGAACTATTGATACAGTTACAGCTACAGCTTTGAATGTTGGTACAGCGACACAAACAGCGTTAACTCTTGGTAGATCAGGGGTTAATACAACAATTGATAGTGTTTTAATCTTAAATAATTCTACTGTTTCTTGGTCAGCGAGTGCTTCAGCTCCAAGTGTTTCACAAGGTACTAGGTCGGGAGATCAAGCAACTAGTAATATGACATTGGTTGCACAAACTGCCTATCAGGATGCTTCTGATACAACTAATGATGATGGTGGCACATTGGTTCTACAAGGCGGTGACGCTAACCTATTGGAAACGGTAGGCGGTGATGGCGGTAATGTAGTGTTACAGCCTGGAAACAACGATACTGGCGGTAATGGAGATGATGGTTCTGTATATGTTTATTGCCCCGGTAAGACAATTGGCTCTGACCCTGATTACATAGAAAGTTATCACGATGACACAAACGCATACATTACGACTGGTGTAGGTGATTTAAACATATCAGCTGTTGCCGGAAGTGGTGTAAGTATTAATAATCTATTAGCTGGTAAGATTGACATGCCTGACGATAGTTACTCTATCTCAATGGACGTACCGTCAACTACCACTGCTTCAAGTGGTGATGATGTAGGATATTCTTTTGCGGTAGATGGATTCCCTGTATTTGATGTAATTGCTGATGCCGATGGTGACGGTTCTGTTACGGACGATGGTGTGCAGTTACATGGAGCGTTCTGGGCTGCTCCTGTGACATATAGCATGGCAGCAGGTACAGCAATTACTACCGATAGCGTTTCTATCAGGGTATATGGTTCTGGTGCTGCAACCACGCTTACTGGTACGCCTACGTTGGAGGCAGGTGCTAGGGACGGGCAGATAGTAATGATTATCGGCACTAATGACACCAATACTGTTACTTTGCAGGATGAGAGCAATCTTGCAAATAGTGATTTACAACTTAGTGGCGGTATTGATTTCACGCTTGGGTTAGGGGATACGATACAGCTGTATTACGACCTTACCGATACGGAATGGTATGAATTATCCAGATCAGATAACTAGGAGGTTTATATGCGTAATTTAATAGCTTTGGTGCTTGGTTTAACATTGGTTTGCACACCTGTTCTTGCAGTACAAGTAGGTGGTGCTGGACATGCAAGCGGAGAAGTATCGGATGCAACATTTGTGTGGCATTTAGGATTTGCAGATTTTTTATTCATCACAGGACAGCCGATTGAACAAAGTAGTGCAAACATGATATATCCAGACACTGTTAATGATACGATTTACGCTCCACTAGGTGTTCCGTATCAAATGTTTGGTGGTACGGTAGTTTTAGACCAAATAACCGTATATTATTATACAGCTGATAATGGTGATGATTTTGATTTTGATCTTTATCGTGCTGACCACGATGGTACTGTAACGTCAGATGCTTCTGAAGCAAATATAGGAAATGGAGGAAGTGGATATGCAAGTGAAACCATATTAACGGGAGATGTTACTTTGGCTGATTTTGCGTATTCAATGAGTTTTGATGTTAACAACACGAATGTAGATACAAACGTAAAGATTATAGATGTCAAAATAGAAGCACATTTAGAATAGGGAGATTCTATGCTAAAGAAAACTTTAATAAGCATTACGTTATTAACGATTTGTTGCATTTCTTTTAATAACGAAGCACGGATAATTGAGAGTGATCCTGTTAGCCGTGCTGATTTAAATTTAGAGTTGGATTTCGGTAACAACAACGGTACGGATACGGTGTACGATACTGGGGGATCCGACTTAAACCAGACGGAAACAGGTACGCTTACATTTGCTGTTACGGGGGTAGATTTTCCTGGCTCGAATAATAATCATTTTTCTGGCACAGGTACGGGAGTATATAACACTGCTAATTGTAGCATTATGTATGTATTTACTCCTGATTTTGCCGCTAATGATGGTTCATATTATGTGCTTTCGGATGGGGCAGATGCAAACACTAGATACGGGATATTTAAACAGGCAGGAGCACAAAGTAATTCATTGGTTGCTATGATAGGCAATACTGTATTAACCACAGTAGCACTTGCTACTTATGAAGATTATTGGTTAGCAGACGAGAAGAATGTGCTTATTTATTCTGGGACTACAGGGGACAACAATATTTGGTTAAATGGAGAACAGATACAAAATTCAGAAGCTACTGCATGGACACCGGATGATCCAGCGACAATTTACATTGGTTCCAGTTATATTGGAGGAAGTTGTTTCGATGGGGAAATGCATGATTTTAAAGTGTGGCAACGGTTACTTACGGCTGCTGAAATAGCGGATTTAAGTGCTGATAGGATAGTAGAAAATGATGCTGTCAGCCGTGAGGGAATGACGTTGGAGTGGAGTTTCGGCAACAATAACGCTACAGATACGGTTTACGATACCGGCGGTAGTGATTTAAATGGTACTGAAACAGGAGTAATGGTGTTTGTAGAAGGTTCTGACGGGTATGTGCAATACACTGGCGGTGGAGCAGCAAACCATATCTCTTACTCTCCTGGTACTGACCCTATTGGTGGAGGGGCGGAAATATCTATTGCTGTTAAATACAGACCTAATTTTGCAGCTGATGATGGCAATAATAGACCAGTGTTTGATAGTAGTGGAACTGAATATAGCTTAAAAAGACCTAGCGATAATAACTTAGACGTAACTTTAGGCGGTACGTTAATAGAGTCTATTGCTACTGCTTCATTTGAAGGTGAGTGGGCGGCTAACGAAACAACCATATTTGTTGTTGTAAGTTCTGCAACTACTGATAGAACAGATTTTTACATGAACGGTACGCAGATACTTAATCAAGATACGACTGCCTGGGCACAGGGAGCGGTAACTCAACTGTTTGGTGCTGGCGGTAATGGTTCTTGGGCTGGTAGGGGTAATTGGTATTATCTTAAAGTATGGGATAGATTGTTAACGGCTGATGAAGTAGCTGCTCTAAGTGCTGATAGGATTGTAGAAATAAGTGCAGCTTCCCGTGTAGACTTAGTATTGGGTTTGCCTATGGATGCCAATGATGTCAACGGAACTACGGTATATGATAAGTCAAATGAAGGCAATAACGGTACCACTACTGGTTCTCCAAGTACAGTTCCAGCGCAAATCAAGGAAGGAATAGACTTAGATGGGTCAAGTCAATACATTACGGTAAGTGATGCCGATAGTTTAGATTTCAGTACGGGAGAGTTTGCTGTATCTGCATGGATAAATCTGGATACTAATGCGGCGGCTAGTCAGCATAAGACGATTCTCTGTAAAGGCGACCCGGAAAATGCGAATGAATATGCTTTGCAAGTAAATGGAAATGAAGTTGGCACATTAACATGGAGAGTAGATGCGGTTAGTGATGCTACTAGTACGGGTACTATATCGTTGAATACATGGCATCATGTAGTTGCAACGAGAGTGGGTTCTAATGTGTATTTGTATATAGATGGCAGTGCAGATGGATTAGGTGCATCTGCTGATGATTTGGATAATTCTTCTGATGTTATTTTTGGATACCGAAACGCAGGATATAATGCTTATTTTGATGGCACGATAGATGATGTACGATTCTATAGTCGTGGATTATCATCGGCACAAGTAAGTGAACTTTACGAGGCAGGTAGATAATGAGATTAAGAATGGATGAAGTAGTGTTATTGCTTGTTACAGTAGGTGCGATATTCATTGTGTGTTTACATGCGTTTGGTGCAGATTATCTCGGCGAAATTTGGCAGATTAAACATGCTAACGGTAAGAGTGAGTACGGCATTATTCTCAGGGATACGATCTACGGCACTAATGACGTAGCTACCTACATTATCGAGAACGAGCTTACCCCGAAAGACTATGTGTATATCAAGAAGAACAAGAGTGGCAAGATAACCAAATGTATCTTCTCTGATACAGCTGAAGGGATATATACCAGCCAGAACGCTAATTCTGAGGCTGGCAACAAGAAGATAAAGAAGTTCATTTATCGTGGTGGTGGCAAGAAATTAAACGAAGATTTTAACGATTGGCGTAAAGGAAAGAAACTATCTGTTGAAGCAGTGCCTTTATAATGGAGGTTTAATGTGAATCTTCTGGAAGTTTATCAAGAAGCATTTAGACGTAGTGGTGCTAAAGACACTACAGACGGGCGTAACAGTGTTCGCTTATGGGTGAACAGTGCGGTTGAGGATATGTGCCGGCACTTGTTTGAGAGTCAAGTAAGAGAGTATCGTTTCCGTACTATTGCCCCTTATGAAACTGGTACTGTCACTGTAACAGACGGTTCTACCACTCTTACTGGCAGTGGAACTACATTTACCTCTGCTATGGTGGGTAGGAAGATTAAGGTAACTGGTGTGGATGATATATACCGCATATCAGCATTTGTATCTACAACTGAGCTTACATTAGATTTAGCGTTTACGGGAACAACAACAGCTGGCCTGACCTTTGAGTTATACCAAGACGAGTATGATTTACCGTACGATTACATTGCTACTAAAGCTATGTTCAGATATGAGGAACCGTTAGAGAAGGATTCTCAAGTTTGGGATATTTGGTATAACAAGGGAGAGTTTAATAGCGATGAACCTCAGAAATTTATTGAGACAGAATGGACTGATTCTGCATATTATTCTACTGGGACTATTACTAATTCTGGTGCAACTGTTACGGGAAGTGGTACAGCTTGGGATTCTACGATGGTGGGAAGGGTTCTTATTGTTGATGCTAATGACATTGAGTATCGGATTACAGCGGTAGCCAGTGGCACATCCCTTACCGTTCATAAAACTGGTATGAGTGCTAGTACGAGCGCATATGAGATAGATCCTGCTCCTTGCAGGAGAGTGTTGCTTTACCCTGCGCCTGACGATGAATATATTATTAATCTTAAATATTACTGTAAGTTTTTGAGAGTAAACAACAATAACGAGCAGTTACCGTTCCAGAAAGTATTTCATCCGATTATCATGAATTATGTTTATTGGAAATTCACTCAGCATCAGAAAGGGATAGCTGAAATGGCAGATGCTAAAGCGGATTATATGATGAGTTTACATGACGCTAAATTATTTAATAGCCGTGTCAAATGGCGTGGCAAAGAAAAGTCGAGGTTACATGCGTGGACTGAATTGGAAAAAACTTATACTACTACTCGCCGTTCTGCTGACGTGTAGGGTAGCTCTAGCGCAGGACAATCTTAAAGCACAGAAGTATTTTGGCCTAACTAAAGGTGTTAATAAAGCTCTCAATCCAATGATGATTGATGATCGGGAGCTTGCCTCTGCACAGAATGTTTATTTTGATGAAGGGAGTATTCTCACCCGTCCCGGCATGGCAACAGTTCTTAATTCTGTTGCTGTTACCGGAGATGTAGTAGGGTTCCATGATTTTGCTCTTCCTGATGGCAACCGTTATTTCATGTGCGCTTCAGACGATAACTATCTTTACAAGATGGATGGGTTAGACGGTACATGGGATACGATAAATACTAGTTTCACCTGTGATAATGTTACATTTACCACCTTTGTGCTTACCAATGGGGATACAGTAGCGATTGCTATGGATGATGGAGCTACCCCTGTATACTGGGATGGTTCCTCTGCTACGACCACAGAACTTCCTACAGCTGAAGCTAATGCTATCCAGATAGTACACCGCAACAGATTATGGGCTGCCGGCAATGATGATTTTCCTAACAGACTATCTTATACAGACGTTTTAGAGGCAGATGATTTTACAAGTGGCGGGACAATTCAGATAGATTTTAATGACGGTGATGAGATTACTGGATTAGCTGAGTTGAAGTACAGTGGTACTACAATCAATAACTATCTGGTTATATTCAAGAAACGGTCAATTTATGTTTTGGATGCTTCAGACCCTACAGACACTAATTGGGTAGTATCAAAACTCAATTCAAATGTAGGGTGTATAAGTAACAAGAGTATTCAGAACATAGATAACATGATTCTGTTTCTTGCCTATGATGGTGTGTACAAGTTAGAGGGCACAAGTGTGTCGCAAATATCTGACCGGATAGACACTGATATTAACGCTATTAACCCTGCTCGCCTAGACGATTCTGTTAGTGTGGTATTCAAAGATTACGACCATTACTTGTTGGGTGTTAGTGACGGTAGTGCTACTCAGAACAATGTTATTCTAGCTTATGACTATTTGTTGGATGCTTGGTTAGGTGATTGGACTGGGTTAGTTCCAGGGCAAATGACAACTGTTACAGACCCTACAACTTTAGAACAGTTTATTTATTCTTCTGATTACAATTCAACTGTATTTAGAATGTATACTGGCACTAATGATAACAGTGCAGCGATAGACGCTACTTTTGACACTAAACGGTTTACGTTTGATTTAGCGTGGATGAAGCACATACGTTACGAATACGTTTATGCAGAAGGCAGTGGTGCGTGGGAACTAGATGATTATTACCGTCTTGATTCAGGGAGCACTTGGACTTCTGGAACTTTAGACCTTACCCCAGCTTCTAATTTATGGGGAACAATGGTGTGGGGTACAGACGTATGGGGTTCTGAAGATGATGTTAAGTTACGCAGAGAGATTGATAAAGAATGTTGGGGTATACAGTTCAGGTTCGGGAATGATGATTTGGATGAATACTTTAAATTCTATGGGTTTATAGTTTATTTACAAGGTATTAGACGTAGTGAATATTACGGGGATCAATAGGGAGGAGAAGATGAAGAAATTGGTTTTAGTCCTATGTGGAACAATATTAGCGGCACAGGTTTATGCTAGTGATTACTCTGTTCAGAACACATACACTAACGGTGCTGTGGCAGATGCGGATGCTATTACCGCAGATTTCAATGCTGTATCTACGGCTAGTACAACCAAGCTAGATGAAACAGGCGGTACAATGACCGGTGCATTGACTATGGATGTAGGGAGTAACGATATAGTAACAACCGCTAATGGTGATTTGGATTTAACCCCTAATGGTACTGGTGATGTGAATTTATTTGCTGATACGGTTGCTATTGGGGATTTAGATACAGATGTAACGCTGACGACTGAAGGTACTGGTGATTTGACTCTTAATACCAATGCTGGCACAAATTCTGGAAGCATACTCATTGCTGACGGTTCTAGTGGAGATATTACTATAGATCCTAGTAGTTCTGGCAATATTGTTATGCACAATGCAACAACTTATTTTGATTCAGATGGTGCGTTGATTTATACTGGTGCAGGGGTAGACACCCAAGGTATAGAGTTTCATAATTCTGACAATGATGTTTCTGTTATTTATTTTCAAAGGATTGGCAGTGATGACACTGATTTAACGTTGTTGATGGCCGATGATCCTAATAATAACATACGGTTTGAATTTAATGATCCTAGTAATTCGTTAGAGTTTTATTTTGCATCTAATGGTAACGGATATGCAGATAATTCATGGACAACGTTCTCTCCTAAGATTGATAAGCACATGGAAAAGAAAGGTAAGAAAGCTAAAGATGCTACAGCCTCGGATTACCTTGATTGGGCATTAGAAGATGCTAAGAAACCTGCTAAACCGTATGATGGGATAAGTGGTAAGAATGAACTTGAACATTTAGAAGGGAATATAAATAAAGAAAAAAATAAACCTGATAAGAACCAGGAAGTGATAGATGAACTGGAAACTAAAAAAGGAAAACTTATTGAGTTGCAAACTGAATATCCTGATAAGACAATCCAAGAGATTGAAATTGATCTTTACGGTAAAGATATTTGCCGGATTGCTATAGGAACAGCAATTTGGGCTGAAGATGCACAAGCTAAATTAGAAGAGTTAGAGGCTCGTATAGAAGCGTTAGAATAAGGAGGCTTAGAATGGCTAAGGTAGGCGATAAACTGCGAAGTAAGTACCGTCCAAACGAACCAGGGTGGAATTTCTTTGGGCCAGATCGTTATACTGGAGAATCTATCTGGATATACACAGGTGGTGGAGATACTACACCAGCACCTTCTCCTGGCGGTGGTGTAACCATTAGCGGTGAAGAAGGTGAAGGTGAGGGGACAACGGGGGTAACTGCTCCTAGTGCTCCAGGAACAATAGATCCACAGTTTCTTGATATCACCGAACCTACTTATTCAGATCCTTGGAGTATTATAATGATGCAGGATTTAATGGCTCAACGTGATTTCAGTCAAGCTCAAGCTGGGACAATGATGGAACAGATATTGGCTGAAGAGAGTCCTATGATGCAGAGAGCATTGGATTATGCTGATTTGTTTGGTGGCAGGGCTGATGTAGGGTATCAAGCTACTCAGCAGATGATAGATGATTTCGTTAGTAGGACAGGGACAAGGGAAACTGAATTGACGAGTTTAGCTGATTTAATACCGTCAGCAGCCCAGGAAGCTACTATTGGACGTATTTTAGATCCATATAAAAGACAGATAGAAGATGAACGTGCTGAATCTGAAAGTAAATGGAAAGCTATTAGTGCTGCACATGGCATGATGGGGAGTACCCCGTCAGCTAAACAATGGACGAAGTTACAAGAGAAATACGATGATATGTATAACCAGGAGTTTTCCAAGTACCTCTACCAATACCCAAGAGATGTGTTTGCTGCTAAGAGAGGGGTGTTTGGGGATATAGCAGGGCAGGAACAGTATGGGATAGGAGCACAGGCAGGATTAACGGGGCAGGCTATGGGTGCTGGTCAGTTCGGGATGCAGCTTGGAGGCGATATCTGGGAACGAGGCAAGGGCAGAGAAATGGAGGCATTTGAATTAGCGCAACGTATGGGTTTAGATTGGGATAAGACGATGATGGATACCTTGCTCAGACAGCAGGGGATTGGTGTTGATGTATACGGAAGAGATATTCAAAAGTACCTCGGTCAGATTGGTGAGCAGGGTGCTTGGGATAGATTGTTACAGCAACAACAGATGCAGAAGTATCAAGCTGATACAACTAGATACGGGATGGATTTACAAGATCAATGGAACAGGTTTGAATTGGAAAATCGGGATTATTGGAGAAACCTAGAGCTTCAATATGGTAGAGATTACGCAGAACAAGCGTAGAAATCCAGTTTTATGGATAGAATATTTGATTTTGGTGGTCGCATTTTTGATAAATTTGTCCCTGGTTTTGGTGACATATTTGGCGGAGGAGGAGGGGGGGGCAGCCAGTTTGACTTACCGGATACTGGTAATCCTTATTTAGATTGGAAAAAGAATTATGGTGGTGGCAGAGCTTTTGGTGGGTTTGGTGCAATAGATCAATATTTACCTGGTGGTAGTCCTTGGCCGCAATCATTTTAGGAGGTTTTGAATGGCAACTTTAAGTGATATTCTTGGCATTGGAGATAGGTTCCAGCAAGAACACCCTATATTAAATCTGCTGGGTGATATAGCAGGTGGGTTCAGTGATTTCGGTCAGCAACCTACTCCCATATCTGGCATGGGTAAATACTTTAATTTAGGGTATATGAGAGAAGCGCAACCTGATCCTTGGCAGAGTGCGCTAGGTTCATTTGCCAGAGTTACAGCAAAGAAAAAGAAAGAAGAAGAGAATAAGTTCATGTTCAAAGAAATGGCTAATCTAGCTGGTACGGGTGAATATGATATAGGCATTGAATATGACGAAGCAGGCAGACCTTCTTTTAAGGTAGCTCCCCAGGATACTTTGGCTAGTGATAAAACGCAAGCGCAGATAGAGAATCTTCAATCTAAATCTTTAGCAAATGAAGCATTGGCACGAAAGAGAGATGCAACTACAGCAAGGTATGGTGCTACGCAACCCTATTGGCAGGATATAGAGAATTTACGGGAAGCGTACCAAGCTAGAAGAACTGCTATACCACAGGGTAAGTATCCAGCTGATCAGATGGAAGAGTTTAAGGGAGCAGCTAGGAGGGCATGGGAAGAAAACAGGGATAAGATTAAGGAGCTTACTGGGAAATCAGCGAATATGCCAAGCTGGATGAAGCCAGAAAAAATAACACAGAAAGAACAAAAGAAAGAAGAGAAGGATCTTGTGAAGCAAGCAGTTAGAGAAGCTTGGGGATTGGAAACGCCAGAAAAAGAAATAAAGAAAGAATTAAAAGCTGGTTATACAGCAGAACAAGAAAGGATGATTCAACAGAACATGGATGCGTACAAGAAAGATAGAAATGAAATCATTGATGCTTTAAATAGAAAAAGGTTGTTATAATTTATGCCAAAAGATAATTATGTTATAGTTGACTTATTTGATGAAGATACTACAGCTAAACCAGAATCATTAGTTTCTCCAAATTTGTACGATCAAGCAACTCCTCCGCAACAATCCATGGTTATCCCTGATCTTTTTGAGCAACCAGCCCCTAAGCAAGCATCTATAGGCGGGGCTATTGCCCGTACTGTTTTAGATGTAGCCCCCTTAGATTTCCTTAATAGGTTTCGCAAGAAACAGGTGCTTACCCCAGAAGAAAAGGTTGTTGCTAAGAACTATTTCAGGGAAGGGGAGGAAGCGGTTAAATGGGCTTTAGCTGGTGCACCTAAAGATTTAGAAACAATAGAAAAGGTTAGAGGAGGGGATTTTGGAGATATAGCAGTAAGTGGATTTGGCTTAGAAGAAAGTACCTCATGGCCTGCTATGTTTGCTGCAAGAATGGCTGGTGAAACAGCTGGCTTAACAACTAAGCCTTCTACTTGGCTAGGGGAGTATGCCCTAACTAAAGGAGGAGGGGCTGCAATGCGGAAGTTAGCCAGCACGCCTGGGGGAAGAAGATTCTTGGCTAAGACTGTTCCTACGTTTACAAGAGGACTATTAGCCGAGCAAGTACCTTTACACCCTGCTAGTGCTGCCAGAGAAGTAATGAGAGAAGCAGGGTTATTAAAACCTACGCCTACAGCAAAAGGCATTGCCCCTGCTATACAGGCAGTGGTTCCAGAAGAGAAGATTGCTGCCAAAATAAAGGTTCCTGTTCCAGATGAACAATTACCTAAGATTGGGAATATTAATCTCACGAAATATGAACCAGAAGTTCAGCACGGAATAAAAGAATTAGTTACTGCAAAACCTGCTTTAGCTGCACACAAATCTATTTCACATAAAGAGACTATAAGTTTAGCAAGTAGATTAGAAAACACACCTGTCTTAAAGCGGCTATTCCAAATGCCAGAAGGTCAATTAAGGGCAGAAGTATTAAAGGTACGTCAGGGAGAAGATAAGGCTATACGTAATTTGTTAATGACAGACTTAGGTGATTTGGGTAGGTCAATGAAGGATTATTTGGCGCACAAACAAACTAGAGAGATTTCCAGAGCAGCGTTTGAAGTTGGTGGAGCTTTAGAGCAATTTAAAATTCCAATAAAAGAACAACGAGTAATATCTGAGATGATCTTGGCTAAGATGAAAAACATTAAAACTGATCCTATAATTTCTAAAGAAGCTAAAAAAACATTAATAAAGGGATTAAGTGACTTTAAGAAAACAGTATTGTCTAAAGACTTTAATCCTACAATGATTGATAACGCATATTTTGTTTGGTTAAATAGTATCCTTTCCGATCCTAGAACTCACATGGTTAATACAGGAAGTAACGCCCTGTTTGCTTTAGCGAAGATACCAGAAAAATTTACTCAAGCAGTAGCAGATTTAGGATTAACTGGTTTAGGCAAGTTAGGGGTTAAACGTATAGGCAAGGTTCCTTTAACTGGAAAACGAAAAGTATTCTTTGGTGAAATCCCAGCAATGATAAAGGGTTTGTTTCATAAGGGTAAAGTACCTAAAGTTGCTGGATCTAAGTTTGAAGAAATGGTCGCTCGTAGGGGATGGAAGAAATTGTTGCCTACTAGCTTGCTGCAACTAGAAGATGATATAGGCAAGGGTATGATAGGTCGAATGGAAAAGTTTGCTCAAGCATATAGAAAAGGAGTAGGCATACGCAAGTTTGGCGAAAAAGGATTAACTGGATTAGGGAAAATTAAAACTGAACAACTATATAGAACTTTCCAAAATCAACCAGGAAAGATAGCAAAATCTTTACTTAAATTACGCAAGAACATTCCTGGGTTAAGATGGCTTATTCCCTTTGTTAAAACTCCTGCCGATATTATTAATGCTGGAATAGAGAGAACTATTCTTGGTGCAGCTTTTCTTGGTAAAGCAGCAACACAAGAACAACTAGCGCAGAGGGTGGGGCTTTTAGGTGCAAGTTCAGTTGCGGCTACTTGGATTGGGTTTCAATATTTTAGAGGCAATGTTACTGGTGATATTCCTTCTAACAAGGGGGAAAGGGAAATGTTTTACAGAGAGGGAAAACAACCAAATTCTATAAAGCTTTTTGATCATTGGATACCTTTGGAACGGATTGAACCAATAGGCAGTTCTTTTGCTATGGTAGCGAATTTAATTGATAGATATTCTAACTCTGAAAAGGAAATGCCAGCAGAAAAAGTCATGGATTCTTTGAGTGGACTGAGTAAGACATTAACTAATAAAACCTATTTGCAAGGACTCACTAACTTAGTTAGAGCAATGTCTAATCCTGAAATGTATGGAGCTTCTTGGGGGAGAAAGATTATTTCAGGCATGTTTACTCCTGGCTTATTGAATTATATTGGTAACTTAAAAGATCCTTACATTAGAGAAACAACCACTGTTCCTGAAACCATTAAAGCACGATTGCCATTCTTATCAGAAACGGTTGAGCCTAAGATGGATGTGTTTGGAGAGAAGGTTGAACGGAGAACGCCAGCTATTCCTTTTAGAATATCAAAGGATGAAATAAGTAGCGTAGATGAAGAATTGAGGCGATTAGATATTTTCCCAACAAAAATAGGGAAAAAGTATAAAGGTCTACCATTGTCTTCAGAAGAAAGAAACAGAATGACCTTGGTAGAAGGGCAGCTTATGAAAAAGAGATTGGAATCATTAATTAGTCTTCCTGGCTACCAAGAATTAAATGATATAGAGAAAGAAAAACATATAAGAAAGATAATAACAAAGACTAGATCTGAATCTAGGAATCCTGCATATCAAATAAAACTATTAAATGAATTAAATAAGCGTGAAACAACAGAAGAAAAATTTGAATATCTTAAGAGGCTAGACAAGAAGAGTTCTATCCCGAAGGAACTTAAAGATCTCATTTATTCATGAGGAAAAACAATTTGCTTTTGTTTAATGGCGTTATTTTAGTATAGATGTATTTTGCTAAGATAACGATGGCCAAGAGAGGAATGAGTTTTACAAAGTATTTAATTGCAAATGGCCCTTGACTGACTAACTCAAGAAAATTGTCTGCGGCAACAATGAAGGTAAGCAATAGAAACCCATGAAAAACAACAAACAATACAACGTGAGTAATTGCTCTCATATTCATGTGTACCTCCATTTATTGAATGGTTTATTCTGATTCTTCTACAGGATGTAAACGGATTCTAGTTGTTTTCGCAGGGCTTTCTTGATGCGCCGAGCCGACATAACGAGGATAACGTTTTTTGGTTATAAAGCGAGCACATAGAGTAAGAACGACAATAAGGAGAACGATCTGGAGAAAAAGTTTCCATTTCATAGTTACCTCCTTCGCATATTTGCGAAAAACAAGCGAGCGTGATTATACGAGAATGTAATGTTTAAGTTAAAAGAGCATAAGCTTCTTTTTCGTGAGGGCAATAACCAAAAAAAGCTAAAGCCATATTACAGTTATGACAAAGAATCCTAAGATTATTGGGGAATTTATTTTTAATAATCCAGATATACCAAACTTTACCAGATTTTCTAGGGATCTTTTTATCTTTATTAATATGATCTATTACTAGGAATTCGTAGCGAGTTTCATTGCAACATTGGCATTTATGACCATAATGATTAAAGATAGTTTGTTTTAATTTTCGATTGTATTTATATTGATCTCGTTTTTCTTGTTCTTTTGTTTTCATGGGTTAAGTATATTATAAAGACAACACAAAGTCAAGAGGGACTTTACACTTTTTATAGGAGCACAATGAAAAACATACTTTGGGGCTTAGTAACTACCTTAATCATAGGCTCTTACGCTTATACAGCCTACACTAACGAGAGTGTTAATCGTGGTGTGGTTAGGCGTGAAGATAAGATTGACCGTAAGCTCGAACAGATATCAGAGGACGTAGTTGAGATGAAGGAGATACAGGCTGAGTTACGCACTATAATGAAGATGATGAGGGCATATGAGCGACCAGACGATATCACGCATAATTAGGTTAGAGACGCAGATGACGGAACGATGGGACGCACACGATTCTCGATCCTCAGAACAGTGGGGGTTTGTACGTACCCAGTTAGAGAAGTTAATGGACAGGAAGAATGGGTGTATGAAAGAGGCTAAGGGACACACACACAGAATGATTGCTCTTGCCCTGGGCGTACCTGGAACGATAGCGGTTATATATGGGCTTATAAAGTTATTCAAATGATAGATAACGATCTTTTACACACAATGAAAAACATTGCTATAGAGGGTACAATCTTGCGTAAAGATATGGAGAGGGTGAACAGTGATATGGAGAAGTTACGCAACGATATGGGTGACTATCAAGTGCTCTTAAATGAGTTCTTTGCTCAAGCAGGATACCAAGCTATTGGCGGAGGAACGTAGGCAAATCCAACATATAAAATAATAGCCTATCAAATAGGTGATACGGCATCAATGTAGCTCCGGCTACGATGATCGTGTTTGTTAAGACACGGGGTTTTATAGCCTGCACCTCCGCCTTTAAAATATGAATACTAAACTATGTTCTCGTTGCGGTGAATGGACAAAAGAAAACATTGAAGTACAGCTACGTGATTATTTAAAGAAACCTTCCGAAATGTTGGTTGGCACTTACTGGGTATGTAGCAAATGCCTGAAAGAGGTGATACATGAATTGGAAAGAAGCTATCCATAAGATCCATTGCCGGCGTCAATACCTTCTCAAGAAAGCTTGTTGCACTCACATGCGTGGTTTCCTGCGTTGCGGTGACGATGATGATAATGAAGACGGTGACGGAACAGTCCCACCTCTTCTAGGATATGTGATTTCCACAAATGAAAACCATGTAGAAGCGTTTAAGACAATAAAGCCACAGTTTGTTAGGCTAGCAGGTGCTACTCTGGATAACTTTAATCGAACAGTTAATAGAGTCCGGTGGTATAGGAGCAGAGGTGTCTGGGTAGTGTTACTTATTGCCGATAGAAACAATGCTGAGAACACGCCGGTTGTTGCTGAACACTATGCTAAGTTCCTCCGTAGTGACGGGGTTATATACGAATGTTGGAACGAGCCTAATTTAATGGTGCCACCGTGGGCTGACTATCCAAGTAACTATTTAGACCCGGATAGATACTTTAATATTTTTACTGAGTTCAGAAATAGATTGAAAATTGTTGATCCTAATATCAAGGTAACTCTGGGAGGATTAGCTGGTGGTGCTAAAGACAAAGAAGGTACGAATCTAAAATCCGTAAGTGCTTTAACTTACAGACAACGGTTAGCTGATTTAGGTATTGTCCCGTTAATAGATTATTGGAATTTCCATACCTACGGTGATAAGAAGTTCTATACTAATTTAGCGCAATGTAGGAAGCTTGACCCGGGGAAGCAAATTATTATTGGTGAGTTTGGTAGTGACAGGGATGAAGCTACTAAAATAGCCCATTACAAAAAGTGTATAGACAGGTTTACCGCAAACAAAATATCAATCGCTATTGTGTACGCATGGGAAAACGGCGGTGAATGGTCTGTTTGTACTAAACCTGCGTACAAAGAATGTATCAGGACATATAGGCGGCATCCAAGCACAATACAGTGAAAAGGAGGTAACTTATGGCTAGTTTGTTAGCGTGGTTAAAGAGTAACATTGTTGAAATACTGGCTATCTGGGGTGGATTACAGATAGTTATTAGCGGTATCGTTAAGCTGACACCTACGAAGAAAGACGATGAGATGTGGGCGAAAGCTATTGCTGCTATTAATAAGCTTCTCACTATTGGGACTTCAAAAAAAAAATAAAGAGAGATCGTCTCTTGGCTTCATGGGTTACTGGAAACGTTAAGATTGGAGCAGTTATATGAGCATACTATCTACTATTGGGATAGTGCTAGGATTTTTGCGTACATTATTCGGCTGGGTAGGTAACATAATAGCGTTTATTAGAGAACGAATATTGCGTAAACGCCAAATAAGGAAGAAACTTTATGAAGAAGGAAAGGAAGCGATTAAGAGTGGAGATAGCGACCAGCTTACTCGTAGCCTTAATCGCATTAACCGTAGGTAGTGGGTGCGGTAAGACAGTTGTTTATGTATTGCGTGATAACAGCTGTTTCCCTATCGCTACAGGTACGGCTATTAAAGCAGCTACAGGTGAGTATCGGACAACAGCAGAGCCAGGGTACTTTATGACCTCAGTGTATATCGAGGATGTAATCGCTGCTAAGTTAAAAGACCCTGACTTACCTTAATGGTTCCTGTGTATAAACACATGCGCTGCAAACCAGCCTATGTAGAACCCTACAAATAATCCAAGGACAAACCACATATCAGTTTCCTTCAGCTATAACTATTAGTGCTAGTAACACAACAATAATCATAACCACATTCTCTAACATTTTATTTCCTTTCACTAACTAGCCCAGGTTGCCCCTCCCTGGGTAACCGCTACCGACCTTTGTTCATAGGTTTGAAGGTGGTGGCTCAATCCCCTGGGTGCATTGCACCCCTAGTTAGTCTCGTTTAATTCCTTGTACGCATCCCTCTTACCTCTCAGGTAGAGGATCTCCTGTTTCGTTGTTTCCAATGCTTGCTGTAACTGCACGAAATACTGTTCCTTTTCCACCAGCTGTTGTTCAACTATTGAACATGGACTTGGTGTTGTAACCTCTTCTGCCAGAGCGACTGAGCAGAGTAGGGCGCTACTTACTATTGCGATTATTACTTTCATTTTCCTCCTCCTTTTTAAATTTGGTATCCCATGCTTTCACCTGTTTGTAGAAACATTCTACGCACACTTCTTTTCGTTCTAACTCATACTGGTTGTGGGAGCAGATGATCTCTCCACACCGTTCACACGTTCTCATATCTCCTCCAGGTCGATTCCATACTCCAACTTTAAAAGTTTACGTTTGATCCTATAGGCCTGGGTTTTAGTAGCATTCCCACCTTTAACGTCGTAGAGTTTCCAAGTAGGTATACCTTCTGGCCCAGACGCATAACATACAAGAAAATCAGCGAAATATTTTCCTCCATAAGCGAATTTAAAAGGCACTTGTCGAGCAACAAAGATCACCCGTTCTTTGGGATCTTCCGCTCTTCGGAGAAGGTCGAACTCAGCTGCCCTCCTACTTTCCTTGCGACTATCATACAGCACCCCGTTATACATGGTTTTAATTGCGTTATATTTATTCCTCTTCATGAAATCTCTTCCGAAACAATTAGTTTTATATATTCTTCAATAAACTTTTCATCAGTAATTAAATCCTCAATCTTTTGCTGTGCGTCCTCCATACGAAGGTTGCTATACCCATACTTGTAGAGCAAATCTTGTAACTGTTCCCGTGGATTCATTTAGCCTCCAATCGTCTAATTATCTCGTTAATTGCATTACCCACCGCTAAGTTACGGTGTGGGTTTGGATCGTCGCTGTCCGCTAGAGCAACGGCGAAACCTTTTTCAAATACATCCTCTAACACGTCCCTGAGTTTACGCCTAAGTATTCGTGCTTTTGGGTGTTCAAAGTACATTATCTTCCTCCAGCATGATTAGGTACAGTATCTCTATTCGTTGCGCTGCGTAGAACCTGTATAACTCCTCTTGTTTCCCCCAATAGATGCTCATTTTTTGTTCCAAATGTGTGAGGCGTTTGCGTAAAATACCTTTTGAGATCATCGTTCCCTCTTCCGGTTTATCCAATCAACTATTCCGAGTAAGACCAAGAGCAAGGACACTAGCATAACGAACGAGCCTATTGTTACTAGGATAACCATAGCTGTAGAGAGTAGTTTTTCAATCATTTTCTTCCTCCTCATCTGTCCAAGCAGGGTACGACTCTCTCATGTATGTGTCTTCGGGCATTAAGTTACAGTACGGACACCCGTGATCCCCTTCCTCACCTTCTGGGACTCTAAAGTAACGGTGGCATCTATGGCATGTACTCATTCTTTTTCTCCTGTTGGATTTTCTTTCATTGCCTTGTAAGAAATCCTTACAATACAATCCGGGCAATATAGATCCCCCATAATGTCGTAACAGCCTCTAACCCCACAAATGTCACACACTTCATCTGGATAAAATGGGTATTCTCTGGTCATTGTTTCCTCCCAAATATAACTATGCAACTCGGAAAAGGAGCAGAATTTTTACTATCATTAAACTTTAATCTACCTTTGATAAATCTTATTTCGTCCGCTTTCATAACATAATCATGCCACCATTTAGTATCTGTACGAGCCGGTAATAAGCAAACAACTCTACCCCCTGAACATACATACCAACTTTCTTCCCATGCTTTTTTTACCCACTTTCTTATCTCTCTCCCATAAGGTGGGTTCATCCAACATGGCTTTACCCAAGATTGATTTAACGCATCATCTTTTTCTGTATAAAATTTATAGCATTTAGCATTATCTTTATTAGCACATACATCTAAAAGAAAATTAAATTCTTTATTTAACTCATCATACAACCATTGAGGGGTTGCATATTCACAAGTCAAAGATGTCATTAATCCTTTAAACTTTTTCATGCTCCCCTCCTTCACAGCTCCTTAATCATCTT